AAACCCAAACCCAAACGTCCCGTTGCCAAGATGTTTGTCGTGTCAGACGACACGCACAAGCGACTGAAGGAATACGCAAAGCGCAAAGGCTACAAACTGCAATACGTAGCAGATGAAGCGGTCAGTGAATATCTAAAGAGACAGGAGGCGAAATGAGCGAGCAAAACAAATCAGAAACTGTACGACTAACATTCAAAGGACTGCTGTCCATTTACCTGCCGGACGAGAAGGTGGTGGAAGTTTACAACGCCACCGAACTGTCCTGCCGCAGGAACAATTGGGGAATCGCAATCGACGAGAGCAACCGGCTTGACTTCGTTCCAATGGTGAAGGTGGAGGAAACGAAATGAATATCGAACAAACCAAAGAAGCCATCCGCGTCATGCAGGCATTTGTGGATGGGAAGGACGTTCAGAGCATGTATGAAGGAAAGTGGTCATTAGTACATGTACCTAGGTGGAACTGGGACGACACACAGTACCGCATCAAACCCACCCCTGTCCTCCGCCCGTGGACTGCGGATGAGGTGCCGCTGGGGGCGTGGATGAGATTCAAGCGCAACCCGCAGGACCGAGTTCTCCTCGGCTGGGTGTCTGTCCAAGCTGACAGAGACTTGTGGCTGGATGAGCGAGAGTACAGCACCGACGGCGGTAAAACGTGGCTCCCGTGTGGAGTGGTGGAGGAATCGAAATGAACCAACCAATCAACGACGGCGGACCGGCGTTTCCTGTTGTTTTTCAACACGATGAAGCAACCTCAGAATGTTACGGGATTTCAATCCGCGACTACTTCGCAGCTGCGGCGTTGAAAGGACAAGCGCATCGTTTCGCTCATCCTCACGAACATCGAGAATTGCTCGCTCAAGACTGTTACGACATCGCCGACGCAATGCTCAAAGCGAGGGAGGCCAAGCTGTGAGTCTTGAACAACGAATACTGACTCTATCGGAGTCTCCCGATTGCAACCATCCACGCGAACTCCGCGCAATCGCTCTCGAAGTCCGTAAGCGGGAGGATCGGATCAAGCAACTGGAGGAAATGTACGAAGGAGTAATTGGCGAGCGTCCGGAGTTCCTTGGCTCAAATGTCATGGGACTTTTGAAGCGAGAACTTAACTCCGCTCAACAGCGCATCAAGCGGTTGGAGGAGGAGAACGACGCCATGCGAGCGGATCTGCTGTTGTGGAAGGACTGGGTGGAGGAGGAGAGGGACAAACCATGACCATCGAACAAATGAGAACCATCGACGCCGTGAAGACGTATAAGGAGCTGGAGGAGGCGAAACAACACATCAAACGACTTGAGGACTACGGCAACGCATTGGTTGCCCATGTCTACGCCTACCGCACCCAGAGGCAATGGACCGAGGAATCGTACCAGGACCTCATCCAGACCATCGCCGACTGGGACCAAGCCAAGGCGACCAAACCATGATCACCAAACTCCACGAACTACCCAGCGACCACCCGCTGCGGAATACGGCCATCAAGGACATCGACGTGCGGATCAAATGCCGGCACAGCGGGACTACTCGGGACCCGCGCACCTGGCGCATCAAGGGCGACACCTACAACAGGCTTTGCGACACCTGGCAGAACAACTTCGACTTCATCATCCAATGAAATCAGCTCAACAGATCCAACAGGACGGCACGGGAATCTATCGCCTGACCAAGAAGGACGCCGGGGAGGCCTATCGGGCTGCCCGGAAGGTCAAGGTCGACTCAATGTCGTTCTTTACACGCAAACGCGGGAAAGGCTCCAAGTGAAGGACTTCGACGTGGCACGCACCATGATTGAATACGGCGGATCTTTCGTTCGCAAGCTGGGCGCCGCGGCACTTGTGGCCGACTCAGACAACCTGGCGAAGATCAAGGCAACCTGGCCTGACTACTGGGCGCAGTACGCCCGGATGGCAAAACAACTTTCGGAGGTCGAAAAACAAGCCTCCAAGTAGACAACAACAACAACAACAACACGTAAGACGATATGATAATCAGTGCAACAGGCGGTAAGAAAGAGTACGCACCATGCCCCGAATACACGGGCAAGGCAGTGTGTGTGGACGTGACTCCGCTCAAGGAGTACGAGACCGAATACGGGGTGAAAAAGAAGTTCAAGCTCGCCTTCGAGATCGACTTGATCGACGACAGCCGCGACCCGGTGCAGCCCTGGGTGGTGTTTACCAAGCCCATGGTTCCGAGCCTGCATGAAAAGGCAGCACTCACCAAGTTCCTCAAGGACTGGTTTGGCCGGAAACTCAGCGAGCAGGAAAACAAGGCGCTCGACCTGGAGAGCCTCATCGGCAAGTCCTGCAGCATCGTGATCGCTCACGAGGAATCGCAGGACGGCACCCGTACCTACGCCAACATCAAGCTCATCATGCCGCTGAAGAACGGCGAGCTGAAGCCCTCGGGCCTGTGGGTACGCTTGCAGGACAGGCCGCCCCGGGAGGACGACAAGGTGAAGACGGTGACGCCGGCCACCGCGGCGCCAGTTAAGATCGCCGAGGTCAAGGTCCACGTCGGTAAGTTCCGCGGCACTCCGCTCTCCGAGCTGACCGCAGACGCCGTGCGCGGCCTGGGCGAGCACTGGCTGCCCAAGGCTAAGGTGAGCCCCGGCAAGAGCCCGGAGGACATCGTGCTCATCGCCGCGCTGACCAAGCGCCTCGAGGAGATCGCCGCCCAGGAAGAACCCAACACCGACGACGTCCCGTTCTAACATGAGCACCCGAAAGTCATACATGAAACTGGCCCACCTGGTGCCCGACGTGGTGCGGATGCGGGCCGAGGGAGAGACCCTGCAATCTATCGGGCATCATCTGGGTCTCTCGAAACAACGCATCAGCCAGGTGATACAGGCTGCCAAGCGTCAGGAGGGAATCCTGCACCAGTGGGGCTGGCCCTTCAGCGTGCGGACCTTCAACATCATCGAGCGCCTGGCGATCAAGTCCAAGGAGGACGCCATGGACCTCTACCGTAGCGGGCACCTCCACCCGCAGGCTGTATCGGGCTTTGGGCTCAAGAGCTACGCAGAGATCTGCGAGTGGCTCGAGGTGCCGATGCTCGAGAAGCCTCCGTTCCTAACGAAGCACTGCTGCCCGCACTGCGGCAAACGCTTCTGATACTCTCCGGCAGCCTGTTGCTGCTGGGACTCGTGGTGCAACCGGGGGTGCGCATCGGGACAAACGCACAAATCTACCAACTCAAATCGCTTTAGAACAATGCCTGCCAATCCAACAATTGTATTCGACATCGAGACCGGGCCTCTGCCGCTCGACCAACTCCACATCCCGCCCTTCGACCCGAGCCTGGTCAAACTCGGAAACATCAAGAACCCGGACATCATCGCCGAGAAATTGCAGAGGGCCGAGGAGAACCACGTCAGCGACTACATCCGCAACGCCGCCCTGGATGCCCTCTCAGGCCAGATCCTGTGCATCGGCTACCGTTTCGAGCACCAGCACCTCGGCGTGCTCAAGAACGAGGACAATGAGGCCGCCATGCTCCGGGAATGGTGGACCATGCTCAATTATTATGAACGGCAGCCAAAACTCATCGGCTTCAACATCAAGGCTTTCGACTTGCCCTTCCTCATCAAGCGCTCCTGGAAGCACCGGATCATCCCACCCTACTGGTTGCGCCAGGGACGCTACTGGAACGACCTGGTGGTCGACCTGCGCGAGGTGTGGCAGCTTGGGGACAATCGAGCCCACGGCAGCCTCGGATCTATCTGCCGGCACCTAGGCCTCGGGGACAAGACCGGCACAGGCGCCGAGTTCAGCCTGCTGTGGAATACCGACCGTCAGGCAGCCATCGACTACTGCCTGCGGGACGTGCAGCTCACTCAGCAGGTGGCCGACATCCTGATACCGGCCTACTGATATGCCACCAAACGAAATCTCTGCCGCCGAGAATCACATCTCCAAGAAGAGCCTATCGCTGCTGCACAAGATTACGTCACCAGGACAAATCGCCCAAGCGATGCAGGTAGCTACAGACATGGCCTACGCATTGAAGGATCAGCGGATTGCCGAGGCGAAACTGAAGTGCGCACAGCGCAAGGAAAAGCAGGCCAAGCAAGCTCTGGACAAGACCAAGGCCAAACGCTAGGGAGCGGCCTGTCGACGTGAGCCCTAGGAAGCAAACGTCGGCGCCACAACCAGGACCCATGCTCAACAAACTTTTCCCCACCCTTTCCGTGACACGTCGCGTTGGTTCTGCGCGAGTTCCTAGCACGGTCTGGGTGGGGTTTTCCGTTTAAGACATGAAACTCGAAATCCAAAGTCAGGACCAAACAGACGTTTACGGCTCAGATGTGGGCTATGTTTGCATCAAGCAAATAAACCCATGCGGTGAAGACGGCATGGTGATGTTCGCAATCCACAATGTGGACACCATCTGCGAAATGCTCCAAGCAGCGAAAAAGGATGCCATTGAGAACCGGAAGATTTACCTCGAATCGAAAGGTGAGGAATGAGCGAGGAATCCAAACGAAAGGCGCCGGCGTTTCAGTTCTACGCTGACGACTTCCTGGCAGGCACCTCAGACATGAGCGCGGAAGAGGTCGGTGGCTACATCCGACTGCTCTGCCATCAATGGACCAAGGGAGGCATTCCAAACGATCCAGAGCGTGTGGCAAGGATAGCCGGACTTATGGGGTCGCCATGCGTTGGCTATGTCATGGCTAAGTTCCGGCTATCCGATGGCCATACGCTCAAGAACGAACGACTGGAGAAAGTCCGGGAGGAACAGAATGCCTTCAAATCCCGACAATCGGCTGCGGGAACCAATGGAGCGGCAAAAAGGTGGAATAAATGCCCAGACGATGGCGACCCTAATGGGGTTGCTATGGCGACCCCAATGGCGACCCCAATGGCCGGAGCATGGCCAGAACATAGCTCTCCTTCTCCTTCTCCTTCAGATACAGATACAAAGAAGACCCAAAGGGACCTACCACCTGAGCTGGAAGCCTTCCGCCTACGAGTCGGTGCTTTGATCAAGCGTCGACCTATGACCCAATGGAGCACCAAGGAGATCAAGGCCCTAAAGGAGATCTTCGACTTCAACACTCCAGAGGAAGACCTGGTTGCCTTGGAAGCACGCTACCAGTCGGACGACAAATACCTTCGCCGCGAGCTGATGACCCTGTTGAACAACTGGAACGGCGAGATCGACAAGGCTAGGAGCCCATTGGCTTCTGGCTCCAATCAATCACAGGCCGGTTCCAACCAAAACATCGCTGACTGGCTATGAACGACCCCTACTATGCCCAGGACGACGAGTACGGCCTGATCGGCGCCTGTCTCTCCGGTGGTTCGGATGTCTGCCACGAGGTGTTCGCCAAGATCCCGACTGCAGCTATCCAGCACGACAAGCTGCGCTGCCTGTACGAGATCGCCAAAGGCCTGAGCGCTAAGACCGAGCCGGTCAACATGGCGACGGTGGTCAAAGAGTGGAAACGCTCTATTCCTCAGATCACCCCCCCATTTGAGGAATTGAACCGGGCCGACGAGCTGTGTCCCAGCCCGGCCAACCACCCGGCCTTCTCCCAGGCAGTCCTCGAGGCCTACCATAGACGCCAGCTCAGAACCGCTGGAGACCGTCTGATACGTGAGTCCGCTGTCTCCACCCTCTCCGTCGATCAAATCGTCTCTAATGCCGAGGCAGGGCTCACCGTTGAGGCCTCCAAGGAAGAGGTGCAATCTTCCAAGTCCGTTGTCAGCCGTTTCATCGACTCGACGCAGGAAAGATTCTCGAGGCAGGGACAGCTTTCCGGGATCACCTCGGGCTTTCACAGGCTCGACCAGATGACCGATGGATTCCAATACGGTGAGCTGGCCATCATTGCAGCCCGACCCAGCATCGGAAAGACAGCCATCGCCATTGCCATTGCCAAGGCAGCCGGCATAGACGCCAGGATACCCACCCTGTTCATCAGCCTGGAGATGTCCGATGAATCTATTGTGCGCCGTATGGTCTCGACTATCGGCACCATACCGATGCAGGACATCAAGACCGGCCAGCTCGACCAAGGAGGCATGAAGGCAATGTCGACTGCCTCGGCCAAAATCGCAGGCAGCCCCATTCATTTTGTGTCTGGTTCATCTGTATCTAACATCGCAACCATCACCGCGGTAATCCGTCGTTCTGTTCGCAAGTGGGGCGTGAAGCTGGTCCTGGTCGACTACCTGCAAAAGATCCATGGCAGTAGGGCTGCAGAGAAGAAAACGTATGAGATTGCAGAAGTTTCGGGCAGACTCAAAGGCGTGGCCTCTGATACCAAGACAGCCGTGGTTGCCCTGGCCCAGCTCAATCGAGAGAACGAGAAGGACAAAGGCCGAGTGCCCCGTTTGACCGACTTGGCCGACTCCGGGCAGATTGAAAGGGACGCCGACCTTGTGCTACTGCTCAACCGTGAACGCCATGAGGCCCAAGGTGAGGCTGTGATCGCTATTGCCAAACAACGAGACGGTGAGTGCGGCCTGGTGCCTCTGTGGTACGACGGCCAGTACTGCCGCTTCTCCGACCCGCCCCCGATCTACTGATGAAAACCAAGTACGACCTAGACAGGACCAAATTGCTGCACGACAGCCCGAGGCTGGTGCAGTGGGCCATCAACAATGGCCTGATGTCCTACCCGCTGAGCCAGAAGTTCCTAGCGGACGGTTCACCCGACCCCAACATCGAGTCGACCGAGTACGTCCACCCGGACAAATACACCCCGCAGTTCTGCCGGCGTGCCTACGATCTCCGGGAGCTCGGAATGACACTCAATGACTTGGCAAAAGCAATTGGAGTATCCCGCGGATCGGTGCCGTATATATTGGCAAAGGGTCACGAGGCTTTCCTTGAATCAGAACGAATCAAACACAACTCTAAATCAGAATGAATAACTCAGAGGATCTGATAAAAGATCCATTCATCCACGCGCAACAGCCCAACTCGGTGGTGCAGGAGCCAACCAAGGCAGGCACCCGCCCATCCATCCACGTCTCGATGTACGCCTACGGTGGCATCAGTGCCGCCTGCATGATGTCCTGGGTCGACCTGACGGCCACGTTCGCCCGCTCAGACAGGCAGACCGATCTGCGCACCATCCGGGAGGATGCACTGATCAGCCGCTCCCGTTGCCGCGCCACCAAGTGGTTCCTGGACTCCGGCAAAGATGTGTGGGTCCAATTGGACCACGACATCGAGTTCACTGCAGCCGATATAGTCCGCATGGCCGAGCTAGCCCATGAACACCAGGCAACGGTATGCATCCCCTACTCCTGCCGGTCGCTCCCGGCCCGACCAGCCCTGCGCCCGAAGGTGGAGCACCTGCAGGCCCTGAAACACCAGGTGAATGATGCCGAGTGCGCATCCGAGCTTGTTCCTGTCACGATGTTCGCATCGGGATGCCTCGCAATCACTCGAGGTTGCCTTATGAGCGCACTTGATTGCTTGGGAGGGTCAGGAGCGCAGAACCCCTATCGGATCGACTGGTGCGACGATGTGAGGGTCGAGCGCTTCCCGACCCTGTGGATGCCGTTCGCCATGGAGTCCATGCCCGGTAAACTCGAGTACCTCAGTGAGGATTACGCCGCTGCGGTCAGGATGACCCTGGCCGGAGTGAAGCACTACTCCATGAAGCCCAAGAAACAGCTCAACCACTGGGGAGAGTTTCCCTTTAGCTTTGCGCCTTATGCCGGGTAAGAAGACCAGAGCATCGCTGAATGATGTGGCGGCAAAGGCTGGGACAGACAGAAACCGCGTAACGTGGGCACTGCGTGATGACCCCAAGCTGCCCAAGGAGTTCAAAGACAAGATCAAGAAGGCCGCAGAAGAGGTTGGTTACGTCAAGCCACCGACCAACCAGCATCCAAACTCTAAGCTAGACCAAGACAAGGCCGACAAGATTGTGGAAGGTATCGTGGCCAACAAGTCACTTGCCACCATTGCTTCAGAGACAGGGTTGAGTGAGCACACCGCCTTCAAGTACATCAGAGGAGTTAAGGTTCCGGTCGATTATCCTGAGAATGAGGAAGACTGGCGGAAAGACGTCACAGGGTTCCTGGAGGTCGCAATCTGGAAAGGAACGAGGCGATTGGCTCAAGAATCAATGGCTTTCATTGATGACCGTAGCTTACCCGTATCAGTAGCTGTGCTAACAGACAAGCTGGCTACGATCAAAGGCCAGCCCACCAGCATCCACCTAGCCATGACGGCCTCTGTGAGCCATCGCGACCTGATGAAGGACCTGAAAGAACGCGACGTGACGCCCGTGAACGACGAGCAGACGCCCGACCTGGTTTAG